CCCACTAACATTTCTCCATCAGCGTTCCCTTTTCTTCCCATTGCAGCACCCGTAACGTTATTTGCATTACTTCCAAAACCTTGTCCGTCTCTTAGATATGCTGTTTCTCCTGATGAAGCTTGTTGTGAAACATCTACTTTATTACTTCGTTTTCCTCCAATATTAATTGCGGTAGCTGGTGTAGCAACATTTGAAGATCCTCCCTGGAATTGTTGTTTTTTGATCATTGCAATCTGAGCCATACCCATAGCTGCTTGCATAACTGCTAATATAGGTCCGATGATAGGTCCTAGTTCTAATGCTCTAGTTATACCGAGTGCTGTGCTTATAACGGCGGAAGCAATATCCATCTTTTTCTTTTGTTCAAAAGCTTTTCTTTGAATTTGTTCTTTCTTTTTCTCCATTCCAGCTATTTTTGCAATAGAATCTTTAGATTTTCCATCTCGTCTTTTTTCTGCTTCAATTTGTTTATCTATTTCTGCTACTTGTGCTTTTGAATTAGCAGCCATAATAGCACTGACGGCAGTTATTGCACTGCCTACTGCTGCTAATTTATCTCCTGCATCTGCATTTTTATCGCCTAATACTTCGAAAGAAGAAGCTAAAGTCATTATCCCTTGTTGGGCTTGTGAAATAAGTTCTCCCTCAGGCCCTAGTGCTTCTAGTTGTTCTCGCATAGGGGCTAAGGCATCATTCATTACTTCTAGTTTTCCTTGAGTGGTTGCTCCTGCTTCTGTAGTAAGTTCTGTCTTTGCGAGATCAAAAGCATCATTCTGAGCTGCAAAAGTGCCTTTACTTTGTAATCCTTCAAAGTTTCCTGCTCCAATAGTTTTTTGATCTTGTTCAGCTTGTTCTATCTTTTTGCCTGCTATTTTTGTTTGCAGTTCAAGTTGTTCTCTTAGATCTTTTAATAGTAACTCCCTTGCGTCTGCATCAATACCATTTGCAAGTAGTCGTAAATCTGCGATTGTTATTTCAAACTCAAGTCTGCTTTCCATTAAAGATTTTTCATCTTTTGCTTGTTTTATTTTCTGTGCGGCAACGTTTTTCTCTATTTCTAATTGTTGGGCGGCTGATAAAGCTCCTCCTCTTCCTTTACTAATATTATCAAGGATCATGGCTGCTTTTGTTTGAGCGTTTGTTGCATCTGTTTGAGCTTGGGTAAGTTTAAGTGCTTTTAATTGAAAATCTACTCTTGCTTTTCCTACAATGGCGAGTTCTTCTTCTTCTGAGATTTGTTTTTTTACTTCTGAATTTAGCTGAGTTCTAAGATCTAATAAAGTAAAGTATTTTTGTTGGTCTTCTTGTGATAATTTTGCTAGTGCCTCTGTAGATAGTTCTTGTCCTTTGCTCAATCCAAGTGTTTGTTCTTGGAATTTTATCTCGTTTTGGAATCTTTTAGTATTGATTGCTACCTGTTGATTAGATAGTGAAATTCCTTGAGTAGCAGCAGCAGCTGTGCCTCTTCCCATAGATTTTACTATTTTTTCTTGTTCTTTTAAGGATTTGATTCTAGCAGCATCACCTAACTGAGCACGTACTATTTCATCTACTAATTTTTTTGCCTCTGCAAAAGCGTTTTTATAGGGCTCTGCAAGTCCTTCAGCTGCTTTGACCTCGTTTCTTATTTCTTCTGTAATTTCTATTCCTGCAAACTTCATAATGTCAAGTTCTTCATTGACTCTTTCCATTATTGGTTTTATTTCAGCTGCATTATTTATAAAGTCTTCAAACGAACCTGCAAGTCCTTTTCCTAGTGTTTCAATAATGACTGCATCATTTTCAGAATTTTTACCTAAGTTTTGTAAGTCTGTGTTTACAGCATTTAATTGAGTTTGGAAATTAGAAAAAGCTGATTTTTTATTAAATGCATTAAAAAACTCTGCTGTTTTTTCTTTACCATTTTTAAGAGTTTCTGTTAAACTTTGAGTCTCTGTAGCATTCTTTCTAGTTTCTGCTGTGCCTTTCTCTAAAGATACTGAAAGTATATCTACTAATTCGGAAGTATCTAATACTCCGTCATTGAAGAACCCTAGATCTTCTATTATTTGTTGTACTCCTGGGCTAAAGCCTGCTAAACTTTTTGAAGAGTTTGCCTCTGCTATTGCACTCGCAAAAGTATTAATGTTGTCTGTACCTAAGAAACTTTGTAGTTCGTCTGCTCCCCTTCCTGCTGTATTTAGCTGAGTTATAAAAGCTTCAAGAGCCTCACTTTGTCCTGCATCTTGTCCAAAAATAGTTAAAGAACCTTGTGATAATAGTCTTGTTCTTGCGACTGCCATCTCTTCTAGTTCTTTCTTCAGTTTTTGTATTCTTTCCTCTTGCTCTCCTTTATCTATAAGTTCTATTGGAGGTATTCCTGAGTTTCTATTAAGTAAATTAATTCCTCTAATTGCAAGATTTATTACAAAAGAAAAATCTTTTATAAATTGTGCTGCAAATATAGAAAAGTTTATTCCTATTCTTTTGAATATTCCATCTAATCCATTAAAGATTAACATGAATCTTTTTACTTGAAATCCAAGTATTGAAAATACGCCTTGTACTAATTTACCAAATGCACTTGTTTCTTTTCTAGACTCTTTTGTTGCGTCTACTTGTTCTTTTGTTCTTTTGACTAATTCTTGAGTAGCGTTTCCAGAAACTACTAAGGCTTCTGCGGCTGATTTGCCTGCTAGGGCTGCTTCATTTGTATTCTCAGCTACAAACTTCATTTGTGCGTTTAAGGCTTTTGTTGAAGTTTCTAATCTTGTTGCTTCTGCCCCAAAACTTCCTAAAAAGCTCACTGCTTTTTTGAGTCCTGCTATTAACAAATCTAACACTAATAATAGTTGTCCGATAAAAGGTATTGCTGTGAATATTCCTTTAATTGCTATTTTTGATGTAAAACCAAAAGCCTTCATAGAAGCTCCTGCCCTTTTTAAAGGTTTACCTAGAAATCCTAAACTGAACCCAAATAATTTTGTTTGTGCGCCACTTGCTCTTATACTATTTCTGTAGGTCTTATTAATTTTAAAAGAATCACCAAACGCTTTTTTATACCCCTTAAATGAAGGATCTTTATCTAAATTTGCAAAGATTTTTTCTTGTCTACCTGAAAATTTTACATCTGCTTTAGAAGATTTTACATCTCCAGAGCCTGCTGTCCTTTTTGGGGTTAGATCCATCAATTGTTTATTTTGAGCTATTTGTATATTAGCCTGATCTATTCTTTTCTGAACTAAGTTAATATTTTTTACTTCTCCTGCTGCAATTCGTTTTTGTGCGCCTATTACATAAGTTTCTAAATCTACATTTGCGGCTTTTAACATTTTTGTGGATGCTTCACCACTTTTTATTATTTTAAAGTTTTTTGAATATTCTCCACGAATACCTTTAATTCTAGTCATTCCTCCTGAAATGGAAGTGATTTGTTGTTCTATGGCTCTTTGAGTTGCGCTTACACTTCCAACAGCCGCTGCTGCGGCTTCTGATGCTTTTTTCGCAAAAGTATTAAGCACAGGTAAAGCACTGGTAATAATACCTTTTGTTAACATAGCAGTTAATCCTGCTAAAGCGACTGTATTTTGTGAGAGAAACGCTGCTAGAGGACCTAGCACAGTATTAAAGAAACCTATAAATGTTCTTCCTAAATCAGAAAGAGTTGCAGCAAGTTGATCAAAAGGAGACACATCTACTGCATTTCCTATTTCTGAAAATTTTTCAGTACCTTGAGAAATAATCTCATTTGCAAAAGCTTGTCGTTGTTCAAATCGAGTTAATTCCGAAGTAGATTTACCTATAGAAGCAGCATATTTTGCAGATGCATCATCTAACCTTACAAAGATACCTAATTCATCTAAAATTTCAGGTTCTAGTTTAGCAGCACCTCGAGCAAGCCTATCAATCGCATCTCCTACATCTCGTCCAAGTGCAATCGCAGCAGATCGAGCAACTGTTGCCAATCCTTCTAACTGCTCTCCACTAAAAGAAGCTGATGCTCCTACAGAAGCAACTCGTAATGCTTGATCTAAAGCAATAGCTTCACCTGAAGCTGCTTTAATACCTTCTCCTAATAATCTTAAATTATTACCAGAGGCTCTTCCAAGTGCATCCAATCCTTCTATTAATTGATCTACTTGAGACGCTTGTCGTAAAGCTGTAAATAAAGCTGTAGCAGCAAAAACGTTAGCTGCTAATGTTGCATAAGCACCTACAAGACCTGAAGAACCAGATCCTATAGTTTGATTCATTTTTGAAAAACTTTTTGAAGTTGCTAAGTTACCTTGATAAAGAGACTTATTTTGTTTATCATAGTCTTTTCCCTTTTTAGTTGTCTTATCAGTGGCTTTTCCGTGTTCTTCAGTATTTTTTGTTAACTCTTTCTGTTTCTTTTGAACAATATCAAACCCTGTAGCAGTAGCCTTAATCTCAAATGTAATTCTATCTGCCATTAGTTTCTTCTTTTCATCTTATCGTACTCAGCTTTTAATTTTTTCTGAGATTGTTCGATAGCTCTACTGTCTAAAAACAGTACTGTGTCTAAAATGTATTCTTTATTATGTTCTTCTATTTTGTAGTTTTTTAGTAGGAAGTCAAAATTAGTAAAATCTTTTCCTATATAGCCAATGTCTGGATATATTCTATCTCCTAAGCTGTAAAATATATTAACTGCATCTATTGTGAGAGCAGGAAAATCCTCCCAATCAGGAGGACATTTTTCCCAATCGGGCTCTTCACCCATTTGTTCTATCATTTCCAAGTATTGATCCTTGGACATGCCTACATCTTTATTATCCAGAAATAGGCTTAGTTTCTTTTGGAGTTTTTTCTTGTTCCTGACTACGAAAATTTTCTAGGTCGAAGACTACCTCATTGAGCCAATTATCAAATTCAGTTGAGTTTTCTACTAATACCTGCGCATTGTCTTCTGAAAACTCCATTTCTTTTTGAGAGTCTTGGTCTTTTAAGTCTACAAGTAATAAGTCTTGTAAGTACTCTAATTTTAAACCTTTCCAATTTTTAACTGTTGCTCTTGTGAACTCAATTACAAATTTTTCATCATTCAATTCATCTTCAAATTGACGAGTTTTACGATTAAATTTATTTATAGTACACTTCTTACGAAGATTTGTTAATTCTTTTCTTGATAAATTTGCAAGTTCTACTTCAAATCCAAGAAGTCCTGGGAATTCTACCCAAGTGGTTTTACTATCTACTAGTAATGATTTTAATTCCATGTTGTTATATCTCCTAATATGTTATAACGGTTGATAAGTTTGCAGGATTGCCTATCAAACGATAGTCAAACGACTGCGTAAATACGTCTGTAGCATTGGTTCTTTTAGTAAACATACAGTTTGCTAAATTTGCATCTAAAAAGGTGCTACCATTCACTACTGTTTTAACTCGCACTGTTGTGTCCGTGTTAAAACTTTGCACTGTACTCGAATTATTACTAGTAATATATTGTACTATATTGCCAGAAACAACTCTTCTTCCGAGAGTAAACCCAGAAGGGTACATTGCATTTGAAGCATTTGTTACTGAAAGACTGCTTTGTAATGTTTCATATGGTGTCCATGATATTTCATTTTGAACACTTAATGTAGCAGATATAATGTTAGAAACATCTGATCCGCCAACTTCCACATCAATAAGCGATAAGGTGGGAGTTCTTGTCGAACTAGCACTCACCAGTGAACCTGGGAGTGAATAAGAAGCATTTCCTACTCTTTCTAACTTTTGGGCTTGTCCTGAGACAGCTAAAGTTAGTGCTGAACCTTTTGCTAAATTGAAATCTCCGTTTGTTATTACGCATTTATTCAATTTAAAAGTGCTTTCACTAGATACGATATAAAGATCAAAACTATTAATTCTTGTTTGTCCCTCTGTTGCATCGTAATCTGTTAATAGACTTTTTACTATTGTTTCATCTTTTTCTGTTGTTAGATGAATTGTAAAACTAAAATCCGCAGGGTTTGCTTTTGTTATACTTGTTCCCTGAAACATCTTTGTTTGATCGTGCAAAGTCTTTACTTCGTATGCATCTTCCGCAAATGTTTGTGAGAACGATACGTCAGGAGTCGTTTTTAATAAGTAACGACTCCCTCCGTATACGAGGTGTACATTACTTTCTCTAAGAAAGTTGTACGATGTCATTGTTATACAGTGTAGTCTGTGGCGTATTGAGAGTCTGAATGAGAAGTTAATCCCTTATATTTGACAGTCATTTCGTCGCCTGTTAATAAGTCTGTTCCGTGAGCTGCGAACTCTACTGAAGTAGAGATCAGATCTCCAGTTTCGATTGTTGGTACAGTCATATGTGCTTTTGGAATATCAAATTCAACAACTGGTACAGCACTTGACGCGCCTCCCATAAATAGACTCATATCAAATACGTTACTAACTAAGTCGGTTGCACCAGCTAAGTCTGTAAGTAATTGGTTAGAACCATTTGATTTTGTATCCAAGTAACATGTTAAGTTACCAGTAATCTGTCTAGATCCTGTAAAAGATCCAATTGGTTTGTCAATAATACCTAGTGTTTCAGGTGTTACATATGTAACATTATTAGCGATAGTAATAGAACCACCAGTAATATTGATGTCATATGTTCTTGCATCTAATCCACCAGAACTTGCACCACCACCTTGAGCAGCTGCAACAAGTGTTAATGTTGACAATTTGTTTCTTAAATAATCAGCATCGTCTGGTCCAGTTGAATCAGCATAGTTATAACCTTCTACATAAGTAGCAGTTGTAACTGAAGTGTCTGTTCCACTTGGTTTTGCATGAAGTGTTTTTGAAGGATCTTCGATTGCTGTTGAAACTTGGTCAATTGTTGTTGCGTTTCCAGACCATGTTAACTGAGCAATACCATCAATTGAGAAGTCAATCTCACACTGATTTACCTGTGCTTCATTCAAACGATAAGTTGTATTTTCAAGAGCAAAGAATATTGAAAGTTTCAATAATTCATGATGTTCTGATCTTTCAAAAGATACATCAGCGTCTGTAGAATCTACAGTAACTGATGGAGCAGAAGTTCCAGTTAAAGAACCATCTGTAATATCTTTACCTGATATAGAAGCCCAAAGAATGTTTTCTACCATATCCATGTCGCCACTTTGTCTCCAACTGTTTGTTCCATGCTTGAAAGGTCTTACATATGTTCCGAAAGACCATTCTGCAGGTGGTAAAGAGTCGTTGAATCGTTTTGAACCACGGTTAGGTGCGGCACCAGCTTCGTTAATTGTAACGTCGGTACTTTCACTTCCTTGTGAAAAACTATATCCGTCTAAAACACCAACTCTAAAAGTGTTGATTTTCTTCTCAGTAGCTGAACCATCATGAGTACCATTACCCTTAAATAGTCCTAAAGCTACTCTTGAGTTGTCAGTTGTTGTTGTACTTGTAACACCATTTACTGTTAGAACAAGTCCATCGTCTCCACTTCCGCTAGAACCTGTTGAAGTTGCAGTTTCGTTATCTACAAATCCAGAGCCTCGAAAGTTATTTGGAATATAGACTTCAGTAACTGCACCACTATTTACAGCAGCTACGATTACTTTTAAGCCTGTTCCAGATCCACTGGTTGTTCCCATGGTAACTACATCGCCTACAGCATGGTTAGTGTTTGTTCCGCCGATTGCATCAACAGTTTGAACTGACCCACCACTTGCGTGTACTCCATTTACAGAGCTGACAAATACTTTCGTATTTCTCGATAAATTTAAAGCCATTTTGCTTTCTCCGTTTTATAATGGAAAGGGTGCGGCTACATTTTTATGTGCCTTACCTGTTTCCTAATATCGTACTCTGACTGTCATTTCTCCAATTCCTAAAGGAGCAATAACTCCTTCATCAGTACTTATACTTCCTATTGTTAAAGAAGTTGTACTTTGGCTTGGATCGACACTGTCGTCGTACACTAAATTATCATTATCATCGATGACTCTTTCGAGATCTTCCATTAATAATGCTAATGTTTCTTGGACATCGTTATTATCATTAACGTATGCCCTTATTGTTAAATCTAACAATCTCCACTTAAAGTCACCAGGTTGGTATTCTCTAAATTCGTCGCCTGCTACTATGCAGACTTGTGGATATTGTTCTATCTCGTCTAAAAATTTTAATCTTCCGCTTACATTATTGGACAAATTTGAATTATATGGATGATTACCATTAATCAACTTTACTTTGTCCACGAGAGCATCAACTACTTTTTTTCTTTTCGTTCTGCTTGCCATTATACTCTCCTAAGTGTAAATTTTGTAGTTATTCGTTCTGCGGCTAACTCTCTTATGCTTTTTTCTATTAGTTCTCTTGGGTCGTAGTTTGCTGAGTATTGACCTCCTCCATTTTCAAAAACTCTATATAATGGATTATATATGTAATCCATGTGAATCTGTCCACCTTGTGGTACTGCATTAGTAACAAGTGCTGATTCTGCTAATCTTCCACTTTGGTTCTCTAAAGCAGGTCTGCCCATGTTAGATTGAATTTGTTTTGTCAATCTAGAATTAATAAATGCTCTTGTTTTAAATGCTTCGTCTGCTATACCTGGTCCTGACTCTGTTGTTTGATCTTTTACTTTCGGAGTTTTAATTCCAAGTACAGTAACAAATTTACCCTTAATTCTAGCTTGTTTTGCTGTTCCATAATCAACATCATCATCTATACTATGATCAAAGTCTTTTACTTTAACTACTGGTTTGCCTTTTAGTTTTGCTTTGCCTGTTTTAAGGGCTTTTTTCATTGTTGGGTTGCCTAATACTAAAAAGCGCGCAGAGTCTCTCATACTTGGAGAAGACTTTCTATCCATATAGTCATCTGCATCTTTATATTCTTTTTCAAGAATTTCTGATAGATGCCTACTAATAGTATCTAGCATACCTGTTTTATTTCTTGTTACCCAGGCTCCGAGTCCAGCTGTTTTAGCTCCTTTAGCTTGGTTTTCTGTCCAACTCTCTGGTCTTAAAGAAACTTTTGATGTACCTACAAGTTTACCTGTTTTTGCATCTATATCGTGAGTTCTAGTAATGCTTATTGGTAACTTTGCTAATTTAGCTGAAGTTTGTATGGCTTCTTCTACTAACTGCTGTCCATTTATTCCAAAAGCTTTTTCTAAATTTTCACTTCCGAATACACTTGCTTGAGTTAAAGCTACTTTGGCATCTAATACTGATTCAATATGTCCTGCATCAAATAGTTTATTTTGTTTTGGTTTAACCATTTGACCTTTCTTTTCGTCATAAGTCTCCTGGTTTGCAGCACTTATAATTGCAACTGATATTGGATTATCTTTATCTGCATCCATTATTGCAAAGGTTTTATCAAAAGCTCTCTTTACCCAGTTATAAACATTTTGAGTGCCATTATCTCTATTATATCTAACACTTCCTACTAAGGATCCTGGCCCAACCATTCCTCCTCCTGGAACCCACTCTATTTTCTTAGGGTCTGAACTTTTTGTAAATACTCCTTGTAGTATAGTTATGTACTGTAGAGCAAAACTTGCTAAATCTTGCTCAGATATAGCGTTCATTGTAGATTCCGCTTTTCCTCCTGGACTAGCTATTCTTTTTATTTCTTTTAACTCTTGCTTTAGCTGTCCAACCGAAGTATCAATATCAGCAAAAGCAGACTCTAAATATTTACGTACTGGGTTACCAGCACCTCCTCCTTTTGGATCAGTATTTTTTAAAGCTAACTTTATTAAATCTAACTCTTTTTGTAGATCCTGTAATGCCATTTATTTATGCACTTTATAGAAATCTAGTATCCTTTTAATATGGTCTGGAAATCCTATATTTTCTCTCAGACTTGTAGATACAGAGTTCTGTATTGAAGCTCCTGCTATTGCGAGTCTATCTTTTCTTTCGTCTTTCAAATAATATTTTACTAAATCAAAACATGCCAGTTTTAAATCTTCAGGTGTTGAAGCATAACCTGACCTATA